ATTTAATTGGATAGCTTTATAAAAGTTATTTTTACTGGTAGTTGGTGTGCCTGTCTTTACCATAATACCAGCATAATAAGCCAACATTGGGGCGATAGATTTAGAAACTACAAAGTCATCGGCTTCTTGACACTCATCAATAACAATAAGATGGAAAGACTTAGACTCAATCTTTGCTCTAGGGTTAGCAGTCATCATTGTTATGCTACTGCCTGAATTCTTTAAACGTACCATCCTTGTTACTCCACCAATTTTAGCAGCTTGGTCATCAATTTCTGGGTCACCCAAAAGCTCTTGGGCACGTTCAGAAGTTAGCCTACTAACAGTTCTACCAAATAGGGTTTCTGCCTGGCCTTCTGTGGGAGCAAACAATCCTACCCAAATTCCATTTTTATATTTATCCAAAAGCTCTGGATATAAAACAGATAGTTTAGGTAACAATACCATAAGTGTAGCTACTGTGTTAGCAATCGTTTCAGATTTTCCTGACTGACGTGAAGCCAGTGCAGTTATTTCATCACCCTTACCAATAAGTACGGCTTCAATAATTCTTTTAGCTAAAGGTTGCTGATAGTCGTGAAGAGAGTGGCCAACTAGACCTTCCATAAAAAGCATTATTTTATCAACTAATCGGTCAATAAAGTCTTGAGAGAAGACGTCTTCTTCTTCCTCGTCTTCTTCTTCTAAATCTTCTTCATCTAAATTTTGGTAATAAGCTGGGTCGATTTCTTCAAATTGAGGTTCTTCGTCCTCTTCTTCTAAATCCCAGGCAGAGGTGTCAACTTTTTCATAATTGTTATAGTCTTCGTACTCTTCTTCTTCAGAGTTCATCATACCCTCTTTTGAAGTTCTTTAATAATAGCTGTTAAAGCATCTGCACCCATAAGAGCTTCGTCAAGGGCGTGTTCACTTCTATCCCGTTGATGGTGGGTAATCTCTTTACCAATAACATATAAGGCATTTTCAGCCCACATTATTAAATCAGGCGTCCCAATCCCAGACACCCTCTTTTCCAACTTGGTGAGCTGGCGGTGTCCATCCTTCTTCAAAATCTTCATCAGTTAATATCCGTCCTTGTATCGCGTTATTTAGTGCCGATTCTTCATCGTTTTGTTTTCCAGTCCATTTACCAAAGACTACTGCCTTATGAAAGGGTAGCCTAAAAATTAAAGGTTCAGCTGTACGGAATGGCTCTTTAATTTCTTGAGTCCATCCCCGTACTACTAGTTTATACCCCCATGTTACAGGAAATGATATGAATTGTATAAATCTTTTTTGTCCGATGTCGTGTGTCCTTGGCATGTTTTCCTTATGGTGTTCTTCGTTTTCCTGCGTTTCTGTTTGGGTTGTATCCACCCTTTTTAGCTAACTTGTTTAAGTCACGCTTACGTTTTGCTCTGGTATTTTGACCAGAGCCAACTGTTTCTTTGCCTTTATAAGTATAGGCTTTACCAGTAGCTTGATTTATCCTAGGAGCTTTATCTCTATTATAAATTTGTACTGTTCTAGCTGCTTTATATAAAAAGTCTTGTGCTGTTTGACTTAAAGCCGACATATCTGCAGGACCATGTTTATATGCTAAAAGTTTACCATCCATTGCTTGTCCACCGTTTTTAGTTTTACGGTTAAGCATTGGTCCTTTTGAAAAAGAGTCATGAAACTCAATCCATACAGAAGGAGGTACATCATAATAATTATAGAAGGTTCCGTCACGAAACACAACTGTAAGTACACCTTTATCTTTATCTGCGTCATAATCGTAACCTGCGGCTACTGTCCTGGGCCTTCTCCAGTTTGTTGTTGAAGTAGGCATGTCATACAAAGCAGACGGAGCTACTGCAACACCTTTAAATGTCCAACCAGTTCTTTTTCCCTGAGTTCTTTCAGGAGTTTCATATGGCTTGCCGTGTAACCAATAATCAGCAGTTTGACCTTCACCACTCATGCTCTTTGGCAAAAGAATAGGTCTACCAGTTACCGGATGCAGATACCCAGACTCTTCCCATAAATCTGAGCTTAGTTCTTGAACTCTTAAAGCATTTTTATTTTTAGTATTATTTATATTAAAAATAGCTTGTTGAATCTCAGCTTTTCTAGAAGCTGTTGTTACAGAATCTAATCCGCCTAAAAATCCACGTTCATCGTATTCTTCTCCAAGAAGTCCTGCTGCTGTACGTAGGACATCTACATCAGCAACCGAAGACTCTGAAATTTGGGTCAGAGCCCTGTCACTTGCGCCAAGTTGTTTACCAACTGGGTCAGATGCTTGAACGCCTGAACTCCCCAAGGCAAATTGGCCTAGGTTACTAGAGTTCAGGCGCTCAGCCATTTTAAAATCCTTTAACTATTAAGCCCAAGGAGTAATTGTAATTGAAGCTCCGAGTAGAGTGCTTGCAGTATCTGCAGCAACGCTCTGAGTCTTTACAGTTCCAGTCTTACCAGTTAGAGAAGCTGAGCCAGTTAGAGCACCGCTTGCTACGCTAAGTACTGTAGTGCCGTTAGAGGTGAACTTAACAGTATCAGCAGTTACACCGCTAGTTACAGTCCAGTCTCCAACAAGTTCAGTTGGAATACCAGTGCTTGCACCGATGCTAATCTTTGTACCTGCTGGGTAGGCAGCAAAAGCACCAGTTGCAGTAATAGTTACTTCTGTGCTAAGCGCAGTACGTGCAATAGATGTAACTGTCTTAGCGGTGTTAGTTGCAGCAGTCGCAGTAGTAATAGTGCTAACCTGACCCTTTAGGCCACCCTTTAGAGTTCCGGTAGCGTTGATACCAGTGGTGTCAGCAGCAGTGAATCCAGAACCTGTGATGGTTACGTAACCAGTTCCGTTACCACTTACAGTCCATTCACCAAGAACAGCGGCAGGAACACCTACTGGGCTTGATGCTGCAGCTGTACCAGCTACAACTGTAATCTTAGTGTTTAGTGGGTAAGCAGTATCTGCGTTTAGTGCGTAAATGTTAGCACTAGTAGTAGAAGTTGCGTTAACACGACTAATGTCAGCAAACAGCTTAGTGAAACCAGCATCTTCTAGTGCGTCAATAGCAAGAAGAGTAGTTTTACCAAGAACTGAAGGTACCTTGATGTAATCAACTGTAGTACTAGTGTCTGCACCACGAGTTCCCTGATAACGTCCGTAACTATCTTTAGCTCCGATGTCATAAGATGGGTAACCATTGTAAGCTCCAGCAACAGTATTGTGAATACTTACGCTAGGGTCAAGCAAGGTTGATGGGAAAGTGTTTCCGCTGTTTGTTGGGCTATCATTACGGTCATCGTTTGGCTGTATAGGGAAATTACCCCATACAAAGTCAACTTGAACGTTTGATTTGTCATCCAATGAATGACTATTATTATTTGTTGTGGCTCCAAGGCCGTTAACAATTGGCATATTTATTCTTCTTCCTGATTGCAATCATGAGTATTTAGTTCATCCTCGTAGAGAATGTCTCCACAGTCCCGACAACGGAACATGCGGACATCATCTAGTGCTTCGTGTAAGGAGTCGGAGTTTGGGAAATCATCTTCTGCTCTGGGATTCTGCGCGAAAATCTCAGGAGGGAATGGTCCCCGAGGACTTGAGTAGCCACTAGGAACCGAGTGTCCCTGAATAGCAAACTTACGAATGAGAGGCATTTACCCAACTTTCTTTAAGTCTAATACTAGAGTGCCTTATTTTTTAGAGATTTGCAGGCTAATCTAAATCCTTTTAGCTTGAGCTCTAGAACGAACGTCAAACTTTTGTGGAGCTCTGCTAGGAGGCGGTCCTTGAACACGCTGTTGAGGTGCTCTGGTAGGTCTTGGAGCAGTAGGATTATGGGAAGGGTTAGAAATCCCTAGTTGTTCAATTGCCCTAGGGTGTAGTCCTGAGTAGTCACTTTTCCCTGTAAGTTCAGGATGAATTTCTGAACCAAAGTGTTTTATATTTTGAATTCCGATTTGCTCTAACCGCAACTGACGAGATTTATTCATTGCTGCTTCAGGAAGACCACGAATAGTTCGTTCTTCATTTAGTGCAGCAAGTTCATGGCTTCTAGCCTTAACAACCATGCTATTACGATGTTCAGGTGAATCAAACTTCATTCCAGTAGAATCAAAGTGTTTACCAATACGTTCACTAGCGGCCTGTTCAAGTGGATTTGTTTTAGCATCTCGTGCTCTACTATCTCCAGAGTTATTTGCAGGATTAAAGTAATCTTTTGGAAGTGCCGCGTTTGAGCCTGTTTTCCATATAGGGTTCTTTAATTCAGGTTTTGTTTCTGGAACAGCTTTTTTAGCTGGAGCTTCTAGGGGCTTTTGCTTATCAGTAAAAGCGGCTCTTGAAAGCCCCTTCTTTTTAAGTCCAAGTTCTACTTTACCCAAAGGCAAATGAAACTTTTGTGTTCTAGGCATACTAGCCATCTATACGGTCCTCAATCTTATTAAATCTAACTGCGCCTTCATCAAGTCTAGCATCAATTTGCTCTAGCTTCTTTTCAACTCGATTGATGGCATCTTTCATAGAAGAGCCGCCGTTACGCTTCAACTCACCGTCAATACGGTTTAAGCGCTCCATAACACCTGGCACGGCGGAACGTCCAGGTGATGCCGGTTCCCCAGCCCAATCTCTCATAAAGGTGTCCCAGTTATCCATAAGTAGGTGTAAACGGGCACACAAGGGGTGTAGAAGCCTCCAAAGCATTCCAAGCGCAGTTCCAACCGTAATTACTCCAGCAGCCCAATACAGGACAATTTGGTCCATATTACTTTATCCCCTTTTTTACTCGGTAGCCCCCACCTGAACTACCATCTTGTGCAGAACGCCCAGTCCCAAACCAAGAAACTTGGCGACTGAGAGCTGGGTGTCCTACAGAACCTTGCATTTATTACTTCTTGTCCAATACTGCAAACAGGTC